CAAAAAAGCAGTTATTGAAGCTTACAAACAAGGTAAAGACTTTATCTATGCACCAACGGGCCAATATTGTTCCATTAGGGACTTTAAAGGTCAGCAAGTAATGCTTAGATATGACAAGCTTAAAAAAATTACACCTGTAAAATAAAATGGAATTCCTTTTACTAGTCCTAATTGGAACGTGTATTTTATGCGTTATTGCCGGGATATCAGAAAAGTTTTTTTAATAGCCTGATATATCCCTTTTTTAATCATTGAAAACAGATAGCCAGGTTTTTCTTGGTTATCTGTATTCAGTTATTAACCTAACCATCCAAACAAATGAACAAAACGAAATACACGTTTAATCGTGCAATGGCTCTTGAACTGGTTGACCTTGTTAACCAAATAGAAACTAACGGAATAGAGCCAGTCTTAAAGGCCTTGGAAGATATAGAAAAGAAATCCGGTAATACCAGGGGCAGTTGGGGTTATTATGCCAATAAATTCAAATCTCTTATATTAGATGAAAGCGGTGATAGTAGTATCCCGTTCTCTATATTTGCAAGCGGTGGAAATAGTAAGTTACCTTTTGTTAGTTTTTCAACGATACCGGGCGCCACTTGTCCGGGTGCCGGGGATTGTTTAAAACATTGTTATTCCTTTAAGGCCTGGCGATATCCAGCAGCATTTTTTAGGCAATTACAGAACTTCTACTTGATGAACTCAAAAAAAGGACGGGATATAATAGCGAGTGAATTTAAAAGCCTTAAATTAAAAAAGGGAAAATCTTTTCTGAACTTGCGTCTTTACGTGGATGGAGACTTTAAGGATATAAACGAATTAACTTATTGGATGAACCTTTTATTTTTACGTCCTGAGATAAAAGCTTATGGATATTCTAAAAGCTGGAAAGAATTTTTAATATATGATTCTTTAAAACTTAACTTTCCAGAAAACTATTTATTAAACCTTTCAAGCGGTTCAATTTATGGTAAAGATGAGCATTTAAAGAAACGCATCAAGAAACTTTCATGCGTACGTGGTGAATTTATTAATGTTGATATTCCAAAAGAATTTGATTCACCTCTTGGCAATCGATCCAGGGAGTATAATAGAGAGGTACGTAATGCAGTAAATGAAAGGGTGTTTGTTTGTCCAGGTCTTTGTGGTTCTTGCACTCCAAGTGGCCATGCTTGCGGTTCTGATCGTTTTAAGGGTGTTAAGATCGCAATAGCTACTCACTAATAAAATTTATTAACCAACCAACCAAATAAAAAACAAAATGAAAAATCCATTAACAAGAACAAGAAAAGAGCTTGTTTTAAATCTCTTAAATTCCAGAGGTAAATATTATCCAAACTATTATTTGAATAGTTATTCATCATGGAAAAAAGGAGCCAACAAAGCATTATTATTAGAGGACATTTTAATAACTTTAAAATTAAAAAAGGGAAAACATTTCATAACTGGAAATGATGCGCCAAGGGGAGGTTATAGTGGTAACTTTGTAAAACTTTTACCGCTTGGAAAAAAATTAAAAGTAATTAAAGAACTTAAAAATTAACAAACAAGAAAACCTGGTTTTATATAAAAATAATTCCAGGTTTTTTTTGACTCAAAAATTAACTAAACCAAGAAAATTTTATTAACGCATTCGGGCATTCGGGCAATATCAATTATGCATATGTTAAGACAACTAAGGCCAAATGGCATTCCGGTAATGTTTGAGGTCATTTACTGTAAGAATTCGGGCAAGGTCAAATCATTTAAACAATACAACCTTAGTCCAGAGCCAGGTGAAAAGGAAGCTAGGTATGGGGAGGTAAGCGATTTCACAATGGATAGTTTACGCAATCAAATAATAGGTGAACCAATAGAGATAGAAGCAGAAACGATAGAAGGACTAAACATTATAAACGACTTAACAGATTAACAATTATATTTATGAAAACACTAACTCAAAAAACAAAAGAACAGATAAAGGCATTCGGGCATTCGGGTGATGATATCGATAACCTAATAGAAAAGGCTTTAAAGGGTGCTTCAGAAATTACAGGCTATCCACCGGACAAGCTAAAGAAACTAAAAAAGAACTACATTATACGTTGGCGTAACATAATCATTTATACGTTGGTGCGTGAGTTTGATTGTGACCTGGAAAAAGTTAGCAAGGCATTTGGGCAAGACAAGGTTCTTGTTGGCGTGGCCCTAGATG